TACATGCACCGCGGAGAGCAAAAAGTTAGAAAGATTTATGAAGATATTTTAACTGGGGTACTTGCTGAGTGGGCAGTTTACTTGCTTCTAAAAGATAGAATAGAAGGGCTTTCGGAACCAGACATGACTATTCACGAGAAACAAAAAAAGAGTTATGCTCCTGATTTGATCAGTCCTTTATACAACTTTCATATAAAAGGACAGTCTTTCCTAAGCGCGGCTAAATATGGTATGTCCAGTCTATTTCAACAAACCGACAAGCTCCTCTTGCAGCCTGCTGATAATGATGTAATTGTAATGTGCATCGTCGATAAGGCTGCCGTAGACGTAAAGTTTATAGGCTTGGTTAAAGACGTGCTGGCTGCAAACTGTGTATCCTGTCCAAAGATCCAACGCTATGGTCATACCAAATATGCAATTTATTTAGCGGATCTAGAGGCAAAAAAAGTGCCTCAAATCATGTTAGAGGACAGATCTCCAATTGAACTTCCATCCAATGAGAATCCTGCTTAGTAGGTAGTTTTTCAGAATATAGCGATCTGATATATCGATCATCCGTGCCCAGATTTTGTGCTCCATAGGGAGAATCTAGGTACATATACTTTTCTAGAAATATTAAGTCTATCAACGGCTTTTCAAAATTGGAAATGTCAAAACATTTGGCACTCATGGTGCCGGACTTATTAAAGTATTCTGATTCCGGAAAATAGGCAGATATGCGAACGCGATAACAGTGTTTTTTTGGATTAAATTCTTCTCTCAGCCGCCGTAATTTTTGTGCATTTTCTTCTTTTGAAAGAATGTAAAAAACGTTATAGCTCCATTCCCGAGCATCCTGGGTTTTACCGTGCTTACTATTTCCATAGTACATCGCGTTTATGCTAAACGGCTTTAGCGGAAGCCATATAATTTCGGTCATATCATTTAGATTTTTCGACCGAGAGGGCAGTCGCAACCAGAGCTACAAGCTCGTCGTCCACTTCGTTATCACTTTGCTTAGCCAATTTTTCAAGCATATGAACTACAAGTTCTTTGAAAAATTTATCAGTAAGCACGGAAATTAGGAGCGTTTTTAAAAGGCTGTTCATAAAGCACCTCAGTATAGTTATTTTGTTACTTCTATCAATACCGCAGCTATAGTTGCTATTAGGGCTAAAAGAGCAATTAGTTTTCCAGCTCCTCGCATTTGTTGTACATGAGCTCTTACTGGCTCCATAGTTTTTTCTAGTAAATCGGTACGTCTTATATGATATGCCAGCGATTCTTCTTGACGTGCTAGAATAACGCGAATCTGCGACAATTCATCGCTGATTTTGTCTAAACTATGATCAATACTTTGAGCTAGGTTTTTTTCCACGTTCCTTCTCGGCTTTCCTTTTCACAGAGTAAGCAATGGCAGCAGCCTGCTTTTTATCTCTTCCTGATTTAACAAGCTCAGCAATATTCTTACTAAGCGTTTCTTTACTGGTACCTTTTTTCAGCGGCATGCTTCCTCCCGATATCGTAATTGTAGTAGGGGCATTATAGGAAATATATCTACCGGCTCCAAATGATCTGGATTTTTTTCTGTAGTATACTCAACAGCTTCTGGTAATAATCGAGCTATAAATTCTGAACAATGAAAAGTACGCATTCCGTCGCCCCAGGAAGATAGCCAGCGAGATCGGAATAATTTTTTGCATATTTTAGCTAGTACTAATTTTAATAGTCCGAAGTATCCATATGGCTTAGCCAGTAAATCAATGCAAGTGGCAACCGTTTTGTCTAATTTTTCTTCCGATATTTGACAAGTAAATTCTTTAGTTATTTTGTTCTGACGAGCCCAGTTAAATGCTTCTAGACAGCGAACACTACCATGGGAACACTCATATACCATAAAACGATTATATTTTTTTAAATACATTTTAAGGTATATGTGAGAGTAGGTAGTCCCGCCTTGCCAGAGTTTTATCAGCTCTGCTCCCGGCTTAAAAGATCTTGGGCTGGAAAAACCTACTATAATTTCTCTCATAAATAACTTTGTATTTTAGCAATCCAAGCATCAATTAATTCTTGGGTTACAAATCCAGATGGGGTTTTCTGACTTAAACGATATAGAGCCGTAGGAAATGCCCCTTCTCGCAATCGTAAAAGAACATCGGCATATTCATCAAACATTTGATCGGATTGAGATATTGTAATTCCTAGAAGAGTATTCTCAGTATATAATTCAACTACTAACTGATCTGCCAATCCTCTATAAGATCGTAATCTATTACTAACAAATCCAAACATGTCCGGAGAATTACTTCTTTCTTCTGTTTGAATAGTTTCAAGACTTATTCCCATTTGAGAACAGTAAAATTCTGCATTTTCTTGATTGGCAAATTCTATAGTTTCATTATCATTGATGACTTTATATATAGTCATTAACGTCCTCCTGGCAATGAGCCAGTAGCAAATACATAATCTACATAATAATTATTTTCAAAAGCAGTTCCGCTACCTATTTTTATAATCTTACCTTGTACGCCAAAAAAGTTACCAGTAGACGGTAAATTAGTAGTTATAGTAGCTACTGTTACTCCATCAATAGTAAATACCGCAGAAGAGGCTGTTAAGGTTATTTCAAAAACTTGATATACTCCTGGAGTTACTGCGACCCCAGAACCGACGGTAGTTCTAACTGAGGCAGCAGAAGTTACGCAATCCCAATTAGTTACCCCACCAGTAGCATTTAATCTAAAATAAGCCCCATCTACGTTTTCACTTGTAGCACCATTAAACTCATCTCCAAAACCAAAAAAAACTACATATGGATCAGTAGCTAAGGCATAGGCATCTACGGTACAACGGTGTTTAAAATAAAAAGACCATCCAGCATCATTAGACATAGCCGATGCACTATTGTACCAATAAGCTCTAGAGTTATTAGCAGTACCGCCCTGCAGCTCCCATACTCCTAAAGCTTTTTCAGTAGAATTTACTCCTAATGTAGATGTAGTTACAACTGCCGCACCAGTTCCTGCGTTACCCGATGCCAAAGTTGATCCCGTCGCAGTCCCTGTAAAATCTTCCTGCAATCTCCACGCTATATTTGGATCAAAGGTACCAGCTGTCCCATTGGATGCAGACGTAATTCTTCCGTTAGCATTTACAGTAATATTCGCATTAGTATATGAGCCAGCCGTAACTCCAGTAGCAACTAGAGCTAGTGTAGGATTTCCAGCTACTCCATCTCCATTAGTTACTGATATTTGTCCCGAAGTTCCAGTAATAGTACGTCCAGTAAAAGTATCCGCAGCTGTTTGAGTAACAAGTCCGTTTGTATTATAAGCAGCTAGAGAAGTAAGAGTAGCGTCTAATGGTTGTTTTCCATTTAGCTGAGTTTGAATACTAGAAGTAACTCCATTTACATACCCAACTTCTGTACTAGTAGTAGTAGCTACCGCAACTTTTCCAGATCCGTCAGAAACGAGAGCCCGGTTTGCTGTAAGATTTGCGGTAACGATAGAGGATGCGCCGCCAGTTATAGTTGCCTGTTTTTCCGAATCTAACTCATTTATAGCAGTTTGTACATTCGTCGCTGCAATATTTCCAGCAGGGGTATTTGATATTAGGGCAGCACTATAATCGCCAGCTTGTGATACTACTACTCCGGTACGCCCATTGAAACTATCTACAGATCCAGGACTCGGAGTAGTATCCGGCGGTAATTTTATAAACGTGGAAGCCATGTTAGACTCCCTTTACATTAAATTTAGCTGACGTTAAAGTTCCCGTGCTGCTAGTCTGTGTCCAAACCACTCTGACCCAGCGATACCCGGCATTTTCTACTTGCCACATGTGATCTCCTGCAGCACTTATTGTTTGCTGAGATCCTGCAATATCCGTCCAGTTAACTACACCATCATCTGTTTCCGGGGCACCAGAAGCTTGCCTGCCTAAATCGTTTGAGGCTTGCAACTTAAAATTTCCAGCCGGAGTACCTGTAAACACTAATTGAATAGCATAATTACAAATATGACCTAACCAAACTGGGTCTAACTCGAAAGAGGAGCCCATACTTATACTGGAAGCTCCATTGGGAATCATAGTATCATTACCGATACGCATATTATCTCCTTCTATCCATCTAATTCAACATGCGGCATATCTACAAATTTAAAATCTCTACCCAACCGGATTTTTATTCCTAGTTTGGTAGCTATAAGTTCAATTTTGTTACACATTTCTCGAAATCTTTTTAAATCATTCCAGTCTATTGGATATGGAGCCACGTCTACGGCTTGTGCTGGTTTTTTATTGTGCTTACTTTTAGGAAATTTTAATTTACTATTGCCTTTAGCAAAGGCTTCATTCTGTTCCTTCTCTCCACGGTATCCACAGAGAACGGTAATTTCCATTTGCCTTGCAAGCTCAAATATTATATCTTGCAACCTTTGGTCACATTCTGATAATCGTTGTAAGGATTTTTTTCCCAGTGTGCCCATTATGAAGTTAATGTGGGATCGGTATAAAATACAATAATAGACCCAGAACCCCCAGCAGCTCCTACAGCATTTGACCCAGAGGCATTATTTCCTCCTCCTCCACCACCACCGCGAGATCCTGCAGTAGCCGGAGACGGTCCCGATCCATTTCCTCCGTTACCCAAAGAACCACCGCCTCCGCCTCCAGTTCTGTTTCCGGAACCGGCATTTCCTCCAGTACCCCGTTCATAGGTGTGGGTTGAGGGAGTTGAACCAGCTATACCCCCAGAACCAACATCTCCACCGTCTCCCCCAGCCCCAGATCCAAAACCTTGAGAAGCGCCGCCAGCTCCGCCTGTAGGTCCTCCGCCGTTTGTTAGTCCTCTGGCACCTCCAGGAAACGATAGAGCATTTCTAGGACTAGTAGAAATTACAAATGTACTAGCAGATCCGTTAGATCCGTTAGTTGCTGCTGCACCACCTGCACCTCCAGCTCCAATTGTAATAGTAGCAGATTGCCCCGGATTTACTTTTATTGTATAAATTCCAACAGGGGCTCCAGATCCACCCCCGCCTCCAGCGGTTGTACCAGCTGTATCAGAACCGCCGCCTCCGCCTCCGCCACCACATCCAATAACATAAAGCTCATAAACGTTATCTGGAACGTCAAAAGTTCCATTTGAATTAAAAGTAGTAGCAGTATACGGATGAGATCTTAAATTAGTTCTAATTGCCATATTAAAAGTCCTGTACTAAATATACATTATTTGTTCCTGAATCATTAATAGCGCCAGTAGAAATTACCCAAGAATTTATTACTCGATTTTCTGAACCACCAGAAAAAGAAAGTCCTGAAGCACCGGTTCCTATTCTTACTCCTTGGACTAAAATTCCAGTACTACTAGAAATAGTCAGAGCTCCTTGGATATAGGAATCATATCCCTTGCCTTCTAAAGTAATATTGGTTTTAGAGGAAATACTCACATTTTCTACATAAGTATTATCTAATATTAGAATCTTATCTCCAGATGCAGCCGCGTTGACCGCACTTTGAATAGAACTATAATTTGCAAAACCATTGGACACATCAGTAGCAGATCCTACAATAATATCATAAATTCTAGGGTTAGTTCCAGATGCAAAATTCCACATTCCATTTTGATATATCCATAAACCTTCTGGTCTTGGAGTTCCATCTGATATAAATAAATCTCCTTCATTTGGAGAAACTGGATCCGTACTCTGAGGAGTTAAATTTTGCCAATTAAAAGTTGGGTTTGTTCCCGTATATGCCATTTAAACTCCTATGCCGGTACGGTTGTATATTGAAATTTAATGGTACCGCTACTAAATCCAGTGTACGTGCTAGAAGTATATTCTATTTGTCCAGTCGAACTATTAATAGAAAGGGTTACCGTAGAGGCATCTGCATCCCCATCGGCATCAGCAGTCTGCATTACCCACCCAGAAGTTTCTGTTCTGATTCCGGATAGATTGTATTTATAATATGCATCTGTCGTTGCTTGAATATCAATTATTACCGTAGCATTAAATGCTCGGACCGTGTTATCAAAAATAAATCCAGTTACGGCAGTATTAGTTTGACTTTCTAATAACGTCGCCGAATGAGTTGCTGGCGCTGAAGAAAGAAGATTCCAGTTTGTAGAAGATCCGGAATCTCCTTTAATATATAGTTCCCCCGTTCCCGCTCTTAAATATAAAGACGATGCCGGAGCGTCTTTTGCTACCGATGTAGGATCATCGGTATCTCCCGATAAAATAGACACATCAGACTTAAAGGTAAAAATATCCTTTAGCGTTTTCAGTGCTCTACTATTAAAACTTGCTGTCGGCATTCTACACCTTTATTAAACTGCGGTCGTTATAGCCCTAAATTTTATTGTACTAGATACAAATCCAGAAACGTTCGTAGATGTGTACTGAACTTGACCAGCAGAAGTAATAGAAAATTCCACACCGCTAGTATCTCCGCCAGTAAATACTGGGCTCAGATACCAATCTCCACCGGCTTGCACTCCAGTCAATTCTACAACTTCATCCAAGTCCACAGTAGCATCAATGTGAATAGATACTAAAGCTTTGAAAGATCGCACGTTAGCATTTGCAAATGCAAATCCAGTAACGTTTGCAGGAGATGCCTGGTTATTTGCCGCTGAAAAAGAAGTTTGATTTATGTCTCCGGTACTTTTTGTTAATGTAGTCGTATCTACATAATTTTTTGTAGCAGCGTGCTGGGCAGATGTTGGGTCGACAACATTAGTAATCTTTCTAGTATTAATATCTAAATCAGTTCCAGACCAATCCAATCTGGAGTTATTGTCTGGTCCGATCAACTGTCTGGTATTAACAGATATTGATGGAGTAGGATCTCCCCCATCAATAAGCAGAGTTTTAACAGTTGCAAAACGTTCGGAATCAGATCCCAAAGTTACAGTATTATCTGCACTTCCTCGTAAGACTGTTCCAGTAACTACAAGGTCGGTAGTTGTAAAATCTAACAATTTAGTTTCTGTAGAGTCATATAAACCACGATCCGCACTATTAAAAGCAATAGCCAGATTAGACGCCTCATCATTCATTTCCTTATTGTCTACATCTAGAACATCTACATCGTTAGTATCTCTAACTGCCCGTAAATATGCTCTTCTCCAAAGAACTGATGTCGTTCCAAGGTCCCTTGTATTGTTAGCATTAGGTACAAAGTTAGCGTGTGCTACAAGTCCAGAAGTAAAATTTAATGCGGTAAGTCCACCAGAGTCTGTTAACGTTCTAGTAGCAGCTGTAAATTTAATTGCTAAATCTTCGTTATTATCTCGTAGTTCTCTAGCTGCCACTAAAAAAGATACTAGATCATTATTATCTTTTATATTAACTGGAAAAATATCTTGCCATCTAAGAGTAGAGGATCCTAGATCTCTTGTACCATCTGCATTTGGAAGTAGAGGTTGATTGATAGATGTAGTTGTTAAATTAGAAAGAGCCGTGTTAGCTCCAGATCCGCCAGTACTTAGCTGAGTCCAGTTAGTAGATGATCCAGAATCCTGCTTAACATATACCTCATCGGTGCCAGATCTTAAATACAATGAGGACGCAGGAGCATCTTTTGCAACTGAAGTAGGATCATCCGTATCTCCAGTCATGATCACAATATCGTTTTTAAATGCTAAAATATCTTTTAATATTTTAACTGCCCTGCTATTAAATAATGCTGCTGGCATTGGATACTCCCTATCCTAAAAAGTTTATGGCTATAAAGCCACTGTTAATAGTTGAATTCTTCATATTTTTCAAACCTAATTTAGTACCTGCCGGAATTTGAACAGGGACCTGCTGTCCTCCACCCAAAGGAAGAATACATTCTAATACGGTCATTGTGGGACCTGAATATAGTCCAATATACTCTCCAATATCATCAATGCTTATAACCGCTTTTATGTCCGCTGCCGTAGTTGCAACTACCTGCAATGGAGAAGAAGCGGAAGCCGGAATGTTAGAACTAGACGTATCCAGTAAAGGAGTGTCTAACTGATCGACAGTATCCAGTGCAGATACAGACGTATTACTTTCTATCTGCGTAAGTAAGGCAGTCTGCTCATCCTGCTTTGTAGCAGTGGCTGCATCCACCGTATTACTTTCAATGTCCGTGAGCAGGCTAATCTCAGTTACCTGATTTGCCGCCGTAGCTCCTCCGCCTGCAAGAGCTGGAGGTGGTGGAAAAAAGAATGCTGCCATTATGCCCCCACCGTTTTGGTAAATATTGTTGCCGTAAGGTCTGCAGATCCGGCGCTATTAGTGAAATTCAATCGCACTTGGTCAAAGGGCATTTCTGTTAAGTAAATCTGATGGTCGCCGGAAGCACCGGATAAAGTTATCGCAGTTCCTAAGTCCAACGTAAACCAAGGTAATTCTGGAACTTCTTTATTGTTCTGTCGGACCTGCACTTCCAGCGTACCTGAAAAGGTAGATCCATTAGACCAGGAAACGTAGATAGATGCTTTATCAGATTGCGCCACATGGGTTATTGCCGAGATTTGATCAGTAGACGCATCTACTTCATCAAACATATTAAATGCATACAGAACGTGTTTTCTCGACACTGACCCTCCTTATGGGCACGGGCTTATAGACCCTAGGCGTGTATTTATATGATTATGTTACGCAGTTTCAGATCGGCGTATAGCAGCATTGGACGCAGAATCGGCTCCCTCAGCCAAATTAGCTTCTCGGTAGCTCTTGCTTGTAGGAGTAACTTCAGTATTGTCCTCTCCTTCAGCAGCAAAATTAGCCTGGAGCCCGGCAATATTATCCGGTTCCAAGCTAGGATCCGCAGGAATATCCAGCAAAAGACCGAGAGTCAGCCGTTTTTGATAACTAAGGTCTTGTCCTTCCTTTTCCAGATACTCCATAGAAGCTTCTTGTAGTCTAGTATATATGGATGGATATACAGTCTGCAGAGCCTCAACGTGCTCCCTTGTTAACGTACCAGCTTTCAGATCATCAAACACTGTTAGCGGCGCGTCCACGGCTTGCAAGTATCGTTCAAATTTCGCAGCTTCCAGGGAACTCGTCTTTCTCGGCTTTCGTAATTTTAATGGACTGGAATCAAAGCTCTTAGGCGCCTTTTGATTTAAAAACTGAATTCCTTTTAGGAAAGTTTCTTGCGCTTTCATGCCAGTTTTTGGAGCAGATTTGTTTACAGATGATAACCTGCTTATAATTAGGTCGTTAGACACTTCAGGATTTGTATTAAAACGTTGAATATTCTTTCTAACATTTTCCAATCCTTCGTCTTTATTTTTTGGACGAGTTCCGGTATCCGGATCTATAGAAAAGCCACTGTCTAAAAGTATTCTAGTAGATGCTGGTTTGGTAACCTTTGATGCTTTACTGAAAAAGTCTTTTACTGATCTGGCTATCTTTTCATTTACGTGCTGATTTGCCCGCTCGATTCCGGAAAGAACCACGACTCTCCGACGTAAATCTGATTCTAGCAACTTTTTTGCTCCTAGTAAGGCAAGTCCAGCGGGACCAGCTCCTATGCCGAAGCCTCCTCCGCCCAGTACTAGATCATATAAAGATGGCATTAGATTTACATTATCTGACTTCGCCCTAGCTGCTTCTCCAAATTCTGACGCTACTTTGTAATCTCTTTTCGCAGTTTTATAATCCTGCAACAAATTCTCAAATTCTCCAGGTCTAGAAACATTTAATTGATTTAGCTGATCTTCGATGTAATTTTCTCTTATTTGTCTCTCAGCCCTTTTAGCTTGCAAGGTTAAAGATGGATTTTGCTTGTCGAAGTTTATTTGTTTATCCAGAGCTATTCTATCTTTACGCAGATCTGAAAAAGAAGTTTTTGGAGGTTCGTCCGCTAGCTTTAAATAGCTGTCTCTTATTTTTGCAAGTTTTCGTAATTCGGATGAATTGGTCTGTAATCGAGCATTTTCTTGTATTATATCGTCATAGGACTTAGCTATTTTTGTGTACAAATCTGAATGCTGCTTAGGGACTTCTGCCATGTGCTGAGCCGCATTGTCCATTTTAGCAGAAACATCATCAAATGTTTTTTCCGCTTTAGATTCTAGTTTAGTGTAAAAAGACCCAACATCTTCCGCTTCCCTAAAAAGAGCTTCATTTTCCCTAATTGCGTTTATGTTATCAGTAAGAACTTCTGGTCTGCGTTCTTTTATTTTTGCGATATTAGGCTTTGAAATACCAGCTAACTCGGCTGCAGCTCGTTCTTCATCTGCATATTTTGAAACTAATTTACCCGCTCTATTTTTAAAAATCTCTCCTACTTTAGATGCGATGGGAGACGCTAATTCTCCTACTGCTCCAACGCCTCCACCTAACGCGCCACCCAGTAGGGCTCCAGAACCGGCAGCTGCTAGAGCATTCTCAGCATTAAAATCCGCATCTCCCAAAGCATCTTCGTGCATCAATTGTCCAAGACCGTAGAAGGAACCTTCAACAGCGGAACCAGCAGCCTTAGGTACAGATTTCATTATAACGCGTTGAGCTAGGCTTCTTTCAGCACCAGTACCTATTGCAGACTTTAACGCAGCTGCAACCGGAGCTTCTACCAGAGAACCCGCTTTTGCAGCTCCCTTGGCTCCCGCACTTATTCCTTTAGCCAGCGCAGAAGATCCGCCAGTTGCTAAAATAGGAGCCACTATGCCCGTTGCTTTGCCTAAAGTAGAAGATATAGGATTATATTTTTCTAATTTTTTTAATTCTTCTGGGCTCGTAGCTCCAATGGCATTTAGGGCTTGATCCGATAGACCAAATGTAGCCGTGGATAAAGTTCCAATGGTTCCAGCTTTTATAGGCTGATTATATTCTTTAGCTTCGGCTCGGCGCGTACGTTCTTCTTGCGTATCATATGTGTAGCCTTGCTGTAAAGCTTTAGGAGCTTCATATGGATCTATTGTACCAGGCTGTCCCGTAGGAGATATTACAGGAACCGGTTTATCTTCCGGAGCATATCTACCAGATGCAATAGCTTCCTGAAAAGAAGATTCTGGAATCTGCAAAGGTTGATTTGTAGATGTATCTAATACATTTACTAAATTTTCTTGCTTGTCTGCCATGTTACCTACTGAGGTTTAAATGAATAAACAGGGGTTTTAGGAGGAAGTCCAGCTTGCTTTGCGCGAGTGTTCATATCTGAATTTAGTTTATTATACACTGTAACCAACTTTGCCCTCTCCCACGCAGGAAGCGAAGCTAGTTTATTTGGATCTCCAACAGCTGATCTAAGTCTTTCATATTCTTTTTCAGTCATAGCTCCTGGACCAAGAAACGATAGGCGCAGTTGTCCCATGAGAGCAGCCAGTTCTGTAGAAACTTGCGCTCTCTTTTCCGGGTCTAATTTGGAAAACTCTGGGTCTGAGCTTATTTTAAAAATACGTTCAATACCTTGAGTAGCTGGCTCTACTTCTGCTCTGTATTTGTTGAATTCTTGAGCATTTTCTTTTGAAGTAGCTAGAGACCCATATCCGGGAACATAACGCTCCCTATCGTCTTTAGGCAATGCACTAATTTCTTGTGGAGTTAGTTCTTTTCCAGAATATAATTTACGCTGAACCTCCACCTGCGTATCCTGAGCTTGCTGCTGTCCTAAAAGTTGTTGCTGCAATAAGTCCATTTTCAGACCAGTCTCTGCGGCTAATTCTCTGGCTCTAGCAGCAATCGCGGGAGATTTGTATGTCTCTGCAGCCATGTTAAATTGATTTTGTAATATTTGGAGAGCCGCCACTTTGGTAGCAGCCCGTGCTTGCTTATCGTCGTAACCCTTTTGGATTAAACGATCATAAAGGGTTTTATTTCTTTCATAGTTCTCGCCTTGCTGTTTTCTTTGCAATTTCTGAGCATCTATGTCCTTATCTACAGCCTTTTCTAAAATAGACCATGCAGGATTTTCTTTTCCATTAGTTAAACCTTGAGCAACACTACCAAGAAGAATAGAAAATCCAGCAAGAATTTTATTTCCCGTAGACATATTATTAAAATATCTATTTGGGTCAATTTCCGGAGCATTTTTTAGCGCAGTTAGTTCATCATCTAATGCCTTCTGTTTATCCTTTATGGCTGATTCATGCGCAGCTTGAGCTCTCTGCTCCTCCAACTGAGCATCTTTTAAAACTTGATCTTGAGATTTTAAAACTTCTAACTGAGCATTTGCCTGTTTTTGAGCAATTTGAGCTTGTAAGTCTTGTGCCGCTTGCATCTGTTGTCCATATTTTTGTATAGACTGTAGCGCCTGATTTTCTCTCTGCACCGGAGCAGGTTCTAGGGAAGTTTGAGGTACGGCAAACTTAGGTGCTTCTTCTTTTGTAATCACGGGAGCCGCAGCTACCGGAGGAGGTAAAGTAGAAGTTACAGAGGTAGGAGCAGGTTCCGCAATAGAAGTATCAAAGGGAACAGCGACTGGTTCAGATACCGCTGGTTGATTTTCCATAGGTAAAGATTGATCTACAGTTGCTAAATTAACATCTCCAAAATCAGGTGCTTCTCCTGGAGCTCCAGTAGACGCCCACTGTTGCTCTAACTCAACCTGCCTAGCCGCTTCCTCATCTGAAATAGGAGTATTTAAAAAATCAGCCACGTTTCTTCTTCTCCAATTTTTCCATACGTTCATTTAATGCAGCTTGCATAGCTAACATGGCTCCCAATCCGCGACCGTAATCTACCATTTTGGTTCCGTTTACTTCTTTTACCATACTTTTACCGACTGGTCCAGCGTTCTCTAATTCTTGAGCCATGACGGAATAATGAGTTCCCGGTGCTGCACCAGGAGCATTCGGATCTTTATATTCATATTTATGAGCCTTTAATGCTCCTAAAAATTCTTTCATATTGGTATTAGCGGAACTGATATTTTTTTTCATATTTTCATCAGATCCAAACCACTTGGATACTCGGTCTTTTAAACCCTCGCTTAATGGCTTTTCTCGTTCAGTTTCTGAAGTATCGTGTGTAATTTCTCGTAGAGACTTTAATCTAAATTTCATAAGATCGTCCGACCCATCTTTTACTTTTTTCTTCATTCTTTCATCTGACCCAGTTGCCCCGCCAGTGGCAATAGTTGCTCCGGCACCAGAAAGTCCGCTAATAATAGACCCGGTCAATGCATTTTCACTCGCTCTTTCTTGTTGTTTAATACCAGCAATTCCTAAAGCCCTGTTTTGTCTTTGTCTCTCTAATTCTATCTGTGCCTGCTGCTGAGCCGTGTCTACATCTAATCCAGATTGCATATATTGTAAAGCTAACTGGTCTGCTCTAGCCTGCTCATTTTGAACTAGACTTCCCAACTGCTGTTGAGCCGCTTGCTGCTCCTGCAGTCCAGTTTGAGCAGCTTGAGCTCCCAAAGTACGCTGAGCCGCTGCCTGATTTTGCATCAACTGTCTCTGAGCTGCCGCTGGATTTGCTCCGCGAGCCGCTGCAGCCGCTGCCATTTGTTGAGCCAGAGACCGGTCTGATGCTGCCTTCAACTGAGCTTGTGCCAAGGAAGGACCTTGACCAGCAGCTTGTTGCTGCAGTTGACCAATCAATTGATTTTGATTCGTTAAAGACTGGGCAGACCGTTGCCTAGCTAACTCTCTTTGACCCGTGATATCTGCTAATTTTTTAGTTCTATTAAGAACGTTAAATTTACTGGCGTCTATTTCTGGTATATTCCTCGCAGCACTTCTGGGAGTACCTCCGAGTCCTAAAACCCCGCCTACAGCTTTTACCACTTTTCCCATAATTATAATTCCTTACATATGTAAATTTGTTCCGAATTACCGTGACTTAATTGATATCCGAGCTTAGCTCCTAAGGATAGAGTCGCAATAGTTTCCGGAGCTTTATACTGGGCGCACGCAAAGACGTAGCGCTTATCGTTCTTCCTAGCCAGCTGTTCGCAAAAAGTAACGAATTCCGTCGCTTTTCCCAAACGACGCTGCTCCGGCAGTATAAACATATCAGAAATGATAAGTGCCTGTTCTTCAAATTTAACCGATACAAATCCGCTGGCGGACTCATATACTACTTCCCTCAGCGTTTCCTTAGCGTACTGGGAATATATACTATTGCTCAGTTCCATATACCTTATCCTGGTTAATTTTATATTCAGATCCTTTAACTCCAACTACCAGCAACAAAGAGCTGATAGACAGACCTTCCCCTGCATTTTCCTGTAAATCTTCAAATGATAGCTTAATGCTTTGACATTTTTGAATTTCCAGATCTACACGAATCTGCATCACGTTGCCGTCTCCACCATATGGACTACCAGACCCATACGGACTTTCCTCTCCATACGCATCTGTATCTATAAAATCTGTAGGATCAACAATTTCCTGCGTTACCCAAGATTCATTAAAATCATATGCCGCCTTGACCAACACTTTGTGATTTGATTTGAAATCTCCCAGTAGAAGTACTTTATAAATACGTCCAAAGCCTTGTACATTTGCTAAAGAAATCCATCCGGTCTCTAATCTAATTTTGATCGGAGAACCGTCGTCGGAGAAAGATTCATTCTGCTGGTAAAGTAAATTGTCCGGTCTAATGTAATAATAATCGTTACCAATAACCTCAGCGCTAAGTGCTTTATGATTCTCAAAGGTTGACCATTTCTTTTCGTTATAATTATATACAACTGAGGCTCCGTCCTCCGTAGTAAAACGGACTTGATTCTTCTTTGCTACTATTTTAGCAGAACTCACATTTAAGTTGTTAAATCCTTCCACAGGAGCTCCGATATAATCTAGTCCCAGAGAACGCGACAGTAGATAAATACCCTTATCACTTTTGAACATTATTCCATCTGGAGTAAGCACAATGCTATTCTTTTCTATAGTGCCAAGATCCGTTGCAATTACTTCTGGCTCCGTAAAATCATCTTGCTGACCCAGATTATTTGGACCAGAACCGGAAAAAAAGAATATAGCAGTTTTTTTAAATAGTATAACTTTATCATCCATTACGGCTGCAGTTTGTATTCCACCACCGACGTTTTTAATGAGTCTCACCAAAGTATCGTTAAATTCTACTGGTGCTCCAGATACGCGAATTTTACTATAAGCAATCGCATTCTCATCTTCTAGCCCAGTTAAGATTAAACGATTGTTATAAGCAGTAACCGCAGTACATGGAGGAGCAGCAATATTTTCTAATATTTCCCCTGTGGTGTATAAAACTTCGTTAGATATTAAGGACGCATCAGAAGTCGTGTCGACAAAAGTTACTGTGTCCACCATCTTGTCATTAAATACGGGCGCTAACGTAGACGTAACTTTGTAAAATATATCTCCAACATCTTCCGTTCTGTAAATTTCTACAATAACGTTTTCTTTGTCTGTAATTCTTAGCGTATTTACTGTAATAGTAGCTTTCTGAGTACTATTGCCAGCCGAAAAAGTGACCGAAGTGGGAACAGAAGCTGCCGACCGGTGTTGCTGTCCCTTGGCATCGATCCAGGAATATACAGCTACATATTGTCGTACTCCATCATTCATTGATCCACCGGTTGACGTGGGCGTAGCCTCTATCGGTTCTGGATATACATGAAATCCGTGCTCTACCAAAACAGACCCGTCATACATCTGCAGCACGGAGGAAGCTATGTGTAAATTTTCCCCCATTTCAGCATTCTGATAAGGTTCCGTAGGCTCAAAAGTTATGTCAGAGGTCTTAGTCCCGAGTAATGAAAAAAATGTTCCCTGCTCCGATTCGTTTTGCGTTTTTACCTGATTTGCATACTGGAAAGTTACCTCATCTACTGAACGAATATTTGTTAATACTCCAAAATCAACGGTAGATCCAGCAATGCCGGGACTTATTTTTCCGAGTATCTTCGCATTTTCATCTGATAAGAAGTAAGTTGTTTGAGGTTCCAGCGGATAAACTACAAATAAATACCGCACCCCCTGATATATAACTGCCTTAGATGCCAGTCCTACTCCTCGGATAAAGGAAGATGCTGGAACAATCGTAACCGTGCCAGTATCTGTAACCGATCCTTCTTGCACAAAAATATTATCTGTAGACTGCCACTCGATGTATACATGATAATTTCCAGAACTAGTTTCGACCATAGTCACGTTGGACGGATCATACGTAGCTTCCGAATTTATCGTAGTCGGAGCTAATATCGTAGATGTAAAATCCATAGCAACTATTAGATATCTAGCCTGTCCATTAGACTTTCCATAAGTAACGACTGCCCGTGTCTGAGAATCTAATCTCAGGTCTAAGCTGAATGACGGATCTTCTCCGGGAAATGCAAGGGCAGCAAATACCGTGGCAGTCTGATCCATTGATAGTACCGCAACTCCATTTGTGGATCTGTATGCTATGTAAACATTATTTTCGCTAGAATCGCAGTCTATTTTAATGTTTGTCAAAACTACATCAGATGCAATCGTAGTAGCAGTGCTGAGAGATGCTGGATTAGATAAATTTATTTTTTTAACTAACAAAGATCCAGAATCATTTGCATACGTGAAAAATATTTCATTGTTTAATGCTCCGATTCGAGGACTGTTGCACTCCGTGGCTAATACGCCAGCACTAACCAAAAAAGACTTATTATTGCGATCATACACGCTATATAATCCGGTTCCGTCACTGCGGCGCCAGGCAAAGATAGAAAAGCCTTCAACAACGTGAGAATCTACCTGCTCCTGCTGATAAGTATCTTGATATACGGTTAGAGAAGAAACACCAGCTTTATATACTAGTCCCCGGTCCGTCCAGCGATTTAATGTTGGAGAACGGGCATACATGTTTGTCGAATTAAATACTAGCAATTCATCTTTATATTTAGCGAGATACTGAGCTTGAGAAATAGGCGTATCCGTAACCTGCAACATGCTGATCTGATCGTAGCCGGGTCTTTTTTTAATTTTTCCTATTTCGTCATAAACCACGTTCTCTAGCTTATTAAATACACCGATAGGCTTGACCTTATCGTCTATTTTAGTATTTAATCCTAAGTCCAGAGGTATTGGAAGCCTCTGCTTTTGCAAAGCCACGAGAACTCCTTAAGAAACGTACCAATTAGAAACGCCGTCTCCGACGACCCAAATTAATCCATTGTTAGAGCTGATTGTGTAAGACGTGAGCCCATCTATTAGGTCGGAGCCCTGGCGCTGGATAGTTATCGGATTCACGTTTGCGTTATTGTTTTTATCTTTAAATACGTATACTCTACCAGCATCTACGGTGGACGCTAACGGTAAACTGATTGTGCGAGCCGCCGTAGTATCCACGGTCATGTAGACTGCCGGATTTGACGGACCGATTACCAAATTGCTATTGACGTTAGAAAACGTGAATGTACTAAACGGAGCCGGATCTGGAAATACGGGAGATCCTCCGTCAGTCAATTGGATTGCAGCTCCGGCAGCGTTTGTGTAATATAAATCTCCACCAGCAGTAGATAATGAAAGAGCATTGGATACGCCAGATAACGGCGTTGTAGTATCTATATATTGAGTAGAAAAGAGAGTAGTAGCTTTGTTAGAATTAAATGTAAGATCATCGTCGATGTTAAGACCAGCAACTATAACCGGAGAACCTTTGCCAGAACTATGATCATGTTCATCAATTACTTCAAGCGCGGCATTAAGCTCTGTCGCCCATTCTGGTCCCAGAGTAACTGATACCGTTGGTAAAGTTAAAAACATAAAATTAGTAACTGACATATACCATCCTTAAAAGACCCAAAGGTCCACAATTACAGGAGCAGAACTATTTAACTTAAGCAACTTTTCTGTAAATAAACTACCATCTTGCTCATCAAATATGGATGCAGCCGATCTCTGTCTAATTATTTGCCAACCAATCAATTTACGACCTAACCTGTGCGGAATATCGTTAGATCCAGTTGAGAGCGATATCTTCTCCAGTATAAGCCCGTTTAATATCGGTTTGCGAATAATAGATTCTGTCCATTGCTCCAAGTTATCTTGCAGCTTAGCCGTGTCTACAGAATCAAAGCTCATTTTTTTCAGAGACCGTATATTACTCATTAACGTCTCCAGAAATAATAATCATCATTGTCTGCGTAAATATCGGTAACCGAATCGGATGCACCGGTATCTCTATTTTGAGCTGCTGAATTTAAGCGCTGTATAATTGCTGCTTTCTGCGCAGCCAGGACAGACACGTCCGATTCTTCTTTATTTAACATTTTAATAGCAGCGTCTATAACTACATATTCAGCATACTGATTTAAATCGTTAAATTCATCTGAATCATTTACTAATTTTGGTATTACTGGAATATACCACAAAGTGATTGGTGTAGCCTGATCTGGCGTCGGTGTAAATTTGATCTGATTTCCAAGCAAGCGATATCTAACAGCTGCCCCTTGCAACAAGGTCCATGAACCGGAGCCCGAGAACCGCAAACGTTCATTAAAGTTAAACGGACGTAGCGCGTAAGAATCTGAACCATTAATTTGCGCATCTACGCCACGCAGTTTGTAAAAATCATCGGGAAGGTCGTACGCGTTCTGACCAGAAACCGTATTAAATTGGTAACTTTCCAAGTAGTAATCAGAATCGTAGGCTTGTATAAGGAGGTCTACTAGTTCTGCTATGGACGCATTGATGTATTCCACCAGTTCTGCATCCTTAACGAACTTGCTGCGCTCCATATCAGCACGCCTACGAGCCTGTAATTTAAGCTCAGCTAGCGTTATGCCCATGGAAGCTCCTATTCTTGTTCTGGTTCAGCCTCGTCCATGCACATGCGAACTAAAGATTTCATAGCAGAAACAAGCGCCTTTTTATCCTTAGATTCGATTGCCTGCATAACTTCATCCGCAGCCGCATCGTAGCCAGGACTCATATCATCCTCAGCACCGTCAGTCATGGGCGCCTCTTTCATGCCCTTCATGCGGTCCAAAATGACCGTGACGTTTTTCTTTTTGTTATCCATCGCCATCATGAGTTACCAGCCGTGCTATTTTTCAAATCCAAACGGATGTAAAGAACGGAGCCAGATGAGGGATCTGTAGCAGTAGCGCCAGTCTTGCACACG